TGGTGAGCGAGCGCTCGGACGGCTCCAGCCCCAGCGCCTTGAGTTTGACGAACGCCTCGACGGATTGCTCCAGCGAGAACGGTGTCTTGGCCGCGAAGCCCTCCAGCGCCTTGAATGCGATGCCCGCCTTGTCGGCGGATCCGGTCATCGTTTCCAGCTGCCCGCGCAGCCGGTCGGTTTCCGTGGCCACGTTGACGAACGCGCGCGCCACGTCCACCGTCACCAGCCCCGCCAGCATCGGGCCTATGGCGCCCACGACGCCCTTGAGACGGTCCATCTTCGAGACGGACTGCTCGGACTGCTCGCCGACCTTGCCGACGCTGTCGGCGGCCTGCGTTCCGGCCCGTTCCAGCTTGCCGAGTTCGCCCTCGAGACGGCGCGCGCTGCTCTCAGCCTGGCTGCCGTCGATCGTGACGACCAGCTTGCTTTCCGACATGGCGCCGCTCCTCGCGATCAATGGCCAGAATGTGGTCGACGAACAGCTCCGGGTCGTCGACGGGATAGAAGTCCAGATAGGCGCCGATGTCGCGCAGCGTCACCGGCCGCACGCCGCTGAAACCGTCCGCGCGCATGTCGGCTATCAGCAGGTACTGCTCGCACAGCCGCACGAGGTACGGCGTCATCTCGGGGCAGTCGAGCAAGGCCTGTGGGGTATATTCCTCGGTGGCCTTGCTCTGCAGCAGCTCGATGTCAGCGGCGCTCCACTTGCGCCGCCACGCGAGGAACCCCGCTACTTTCCCGCGCTTTCCTCGATCGCCGCGCGGCGGAAGTTCTCCAGGTTGGTCGCGAACTCGAAGACGAACTCGCGCACGTCCGTGTTGAGCAGCAGCAGCTTGTAGGCCAGCTCCTCCTCGAACGGCGCCGGGCTGCCGTCAGGCAGTTCGACGCCCTCCCATCCGCGCAGGATGCCCTGCGCCATCGCGCGGCACTGGATCTCGATCGCCTTCTCAGAAGGCAGGCCGCGCTTGTTGCGGTGCGGCGCCTCCAGCCGGTCGGATGCGCGCAGGAAGACCGGATTGCCCGAGCGCGCGATGCGAAATCGCACGCCCTCGGAGAAATCCGCCCATACGCCGTCCGTGTCCGTGCTGGCGCGCTCAAATTGGAACTTCATGCATACCCCCCCAGGGTAGTGTGGAAAGATGCCCGCCCCTCAGGAGCGGGCGGGATCATCAGGCTTGCGTGATCTTCAGCTGCGTGGCCTCGCCCGAGTCGTACAGCGCAGTGAAGTCAAGCCGCAGCATCACGTCCGTATCGACGCCAGAAACAGTCGGCGCGCCCTGGTTGAATTTGATCTTCGGCAGCAGGAACGTGTAGCTGTTCGTGCCGTCTCCGACGACCCACTCCAGCGAGGCGGTGGTGTTGGCGAGCAGTTTCGCGTAGGCGGCGTTGTCATCGAAGTACATCTCGATGGACCCGGTCACCATGCTGCGCCCGTATGCCTGATCCTGCGGCCCCGTGGCGCCGACGCCCTCGAGGGGGCGCAGGTTGTTGTTCAGGTTCAGGCTGATCGCCTTCACGATCGAGGTCGGCGCCGAGCCGTCGATCTCCACGCCGCTGATGTCGCTGGAGCCGTTCAATACGTCGGTCGTGGTGGCCGCCGCCACCGAGCCAGAGCCGAGCAGCGAGGTCGCGCTGGAAAGGTGCGTCTTGCCGGCGAAACCGAAAGAGCACGTGGCCACGCTGCCGTAGGCGAAGTTCAGGCCCATCGAGCCGACGCGCATGCCCTTGTATTGCAGATACTGCGGCGCGGTCCAGTCGGTGTAGCCGACCTCGAGCGTGAAGTGACGCTCCGTGGTGCCGGCCTTCAGCACGCCTGCGGTCGTCCACGTGCCCCCCATCGCCGCCTGGATCAGGTCGTCGTAGGTCAGGCACGAAAACTCGCCCTGTATCTCGCCGCCCACCTGCTGGCTGACGAGGATCAGGTCGCTGACCTGGCGATCGCTGCGGATTTCTTTCGACACCACCGTCGACGGGCTGCCGCTCAGCGAGTGCGAGGTAAATCGCAGCGCCTGCCAGGCGGTGCTGTTGGTCGGCGTCGTGCCGTAGGTCGACTCGGCGACGTATTTGATCTCGACGCGATTGGATTCAGACATTGCGATTGCTCCTGTAGGGGATGGTCAAATTCAGCTGGTGCCAGCCATTTACCACCCCCCGGGTGGTCAGTGTTGCGGCGTAGGTGGTGATGCCCGAGAAGCGCTCGTGCTCGAACAGAGCGGCGAGCGTGTCGGCGTATCCACGCCCGGTAGCGGTCCCCGACCCCTCCGGCGTGTAGATGTTGATCGCGATCAGGCCCGAGTCGCGCACGGCGCCCACTTCGCCGTTGATGCCGCGCGTCTGCCCCTGCCCGCCGAGCACGGTGAGCTCGATCCAGCCGCCCGATGTCGGCGGCGTGAAGTCGCGGTTCTCCCACGCGATCGGCGTCGTGGTCCAGTTGTCGCCGAGACGGTCGGCAACGGCCGAGCGGATCGACTCAAAGCTCATCGAGCACCCCCTGCACCGCGAGCTCGACGAACTGAAGCGGCGCCTGCTTGCTGTGCTGCTTCCCCGGCGGCTTGCCGTAGTTCAGCGCGCCGATGTACGGCAGGTTGTTCGCGATGCAGATCAGCGGGAACTGCGGCGCGCCGTTGATCGTGCCGGTGCCGTCGCTGATCGCGGAGGCGCCGCTCGGGTCGAGCCGTTCGACCTCGGCGGTGGCCGGCGCGTTGAGCGTGGTCTGCCAGTTGCCGCGCGCGCGCCCGGTATCGACCGGCGTCGAGAGCACCACGCGCGACAGGATTTCGAGGCCGGCGCGGCGGCACTGGTCGCCGTGATCCTTGACCACCGTCTTCGCGAAGGCCGTCGGCCGCGTCTGCCAGCTCATCGGCGCACCTGAACAAAGTGCGCAACCGGCGTGCCGGCCGGGTTGACGCTGCGCACGCTCACCACCGACCAGTAGGCCGAGTCGAGCAGCACCGTGTCGCCCACCGTCGGCGTCACCGTGGCGTCGAGCACGAGCTCGCGGTCGCCCTGGCGGACCACGGTGCCGTCGATCTGGCCGGCGCGGTAGTCGCGCACCATGCCGGTCGCGGTGTAGTCCGTGGTGGTCTCGCCGCTGGTCGTGTCGCTGCTCGGCGTGTAGGTGCCGCCGGTCGTGCGGCGGATTGTGACGGGCGCGCCGAACTCGGCCAGCAGCTCCGTCGCGGTGCTGGCCATGTCGCCCCAGAACGTCATGCGCGGATCGCAAACAGGCCGCTATTGCGCAGCATGGTGTTGATGATGGTGCGCGAAGCCTGCGTCTTGCTGACCTTCATCGGCACGCCCGGGTTGGCGTACTCGACCTCGACGGCGCCCTCGACGCGCTTGCGGATGACGGGCAGCGTCGCCCCGGACGGGTTGTGCGGATCCTCGCCCGCGTTGATCTCGATGATGAGCGCGAGCTGCGCGTTCAGCACCTGGCGCGGGATCTCGTCAGATGACCACTCCCACCCCTCGATCTCGACGCCGTCGCGCGGCCAGCTGAGCGCCTGGTCGCGCTCGACGCGGTCGCCCTTGAACCGGCCGTCGAACGCCTCGAGGTAGTCCATCGCCTTCAGGATGATGGCCTCGATCTCCGCGTCGTCGGTCGGCAGCGAGATGCCGCGCGCCTGCGCGTAGTCCCACGCATCGGCCACGCTGACATAGCTGTTCGCGCCCGCGACGAGCGTGCCGTCCTCGACCGTGATCGTCATAGCTCAGCCACCATCTTGTGCTTGATCCACTTCGCCACCTCATGACGCATGAGCGTCAGCTCCTCGCCGCGCTGGCGCTCGACGCCGCGCAGCGTCAGCGGCTTCAGCACGCGGATTGTGCATTCGTTGTCGACGCCACGAAGCCCTTCGACCGCCGGGTGCGGCGTGTAGCGTCCGAACCGCTCGGCCGGATCATACGCCGGCCAGAACTTCGTGAGCGGCCCGCCGCCAACCACGCGCACCGGGCACTTGATCGCCTCGGCCGCTGCGGTGCTGTGCGCAAGCTTCGACGGCGCGCCGCCGTAGCCGTCCATGCCGGCCAGCAGCACCACCCTCGCACCCATCGCCCACGCGGCCCACGCGGCCACCATGCCGGACAGCACGTAGCGCCTCGGGTGCCCGGGCCAGTCCCGCAGCTGGTAGTCGGCCCAGTCCTCCGGGTTGATGATCGGCGCGTCGGAGCGCGAGCGCAGGTAGCGCCAGAGCGGCTCCTCGGTGCCCCAGTAGTGCATGTCCATCGCGAGCATGTAGTCGGGCGACCGGATGTCGACACCGTGCGCGTTCACGCTGATCACGATGTCGCACGCGAGCCCCGCCATGTGATCGGACAGCGACGGCGCGCCACCCATCACGCAAATTCGTTTGCCCTTGTGGGCAAGGATCAGATCGTTGAATTCTGCCATCAGGGTGATCCGGGGGCGGTTGCCCGCCCCCGGTCAGGCTCAGATGTTGGCCAGCGCGAGCACGCCTGCGGTGTGCTTGATGCTGGTCGCTACCTTGTCCCAGTTGCCGGACGCGATCAGCTCCGCGTCGGTCGGCGTCTTGCCGCCGGTCGACGTGTCCCATGCGTACCCCTTCACGGCCACGCCGAACGAGTAATCGGCCTGGAAGGTCGACTCGATGCGGTTCTTGCCGTTGGTGGTCGCGATGTTGGTGATCACGTCGCTGCCGTCGTAGACGGTCACGCCGCCAGCCACGAGGCCGAGCACCTTCTGATCCGCGCCCGTGCCCGTCTCGCGCAGCGCCGGGGCATCGGTCACGATCACGCGCTTGCCCAGGATCTCCACCACCGTCACGCTGTTGTACTGGAACAGCGTCGGCGTGTTGGCCAGGTTCGCGGCGATCAGGTTGTGGTACGCCGTGCCGTCCATCACGTCGCACACGATCAGGCCCGACGAATCGCCGAACTTCGCGTGAGCCAGGTTGATGTCGGCGTAGGTGATCGGGCCGGTGCCGGTATCCCATGTCGCCGTCGACTGCGGCTCGATGGCGGCCACGGCACACGCGATGGCCGTATTGAGCTGATCCTTGACGATCGCCTCGGCGAGGTTGCGCGAGATCACCTCGAGCGCCTCTTGCGGCGACTTCTTGATCCAGCTGATCTGGCCCGGCTCCCACAGGATGGGACCGAAGCCGCCGGCCACCTTGACGCCCACGGACTGCAACTGCGACAGCGAGGTGCTGGACGGCGTGCCGTTGGTGTTGTAGCGGTCGACGCGGCGCTGCGCGGCGTGGATGGACGCCCAGAACGACTCGTACTTGTAGTCGCCCTCGATGCCCTGCGAGGTGAGCACGATGGCCCCGCCGCTCGCTGCGTTGAACTTGTCCACCATCTGGGCGACGGTTTCGGCCGTGGTGCCCTGCAGGTAGTCGTTGAAGACCTTCATGTCAGAAAGTGCCATGGTTCACTGCTCCTATGCAGATTTGAGATCGGGATATCTGGCGGCGATTGCGGCGAGGCGTTCTTCACGCGACCCACCCATGTCACCGTTGGGCGCGGCCCCGCCGCCTTTGCTGCCACCGCCGGCCCCGCCGCCGCTGGCTTTGCTTCCGACGATCAC